GCTTTGAGGTTAACACGGTCGCCGATGGTAAGAGCCTGAACGTCTTTGCCTTTGATGCCAAAGAAATCCTCGGCGTTCAGCACGTCATAACCACGACGGAAAGAGCCAACGAGACCGGGGTAGGTCGCACGAATCATTTTCTCAATGCGAACGTCCTCAACGATATTGAGGTAGTCCTTGCGGCAGGGGAGTTTGCCGTCCAAAGCATCACGGGGCGTGTAGAGGGCGTGACCGACCTCGTGACCGACCAAGAGGTCGTACACGTCCTTGCCTTTGTCTTTCCAGACTGGCAGACCAAGCACGCGGTTTTTCACGTCAAAGAAGGCGGTCTGGAACTTGCCGTGTTGAACAGAAATGTTCTCCTTCGACAGCAGGCGAGCCAGCATTGATTGTTGTTGTGATCCGTTATTCATTATGGTACTACTATATGTTGAAAACACATAGAAGTAAAACAAATAATGACCCCATGGCGTACACTAAAAATAAGTGTAATACCATCAATAACTTATGCTTATCTTATTTGCAGTAACTAAAGTTCTTTTCCTTATAGAACTCGATTTTTGCGCTGAATTTACCGTCCAAAGCGTCGGTTTTATGGCTGATAATGAAGACATTTGTATTGTCCTCAAGGGTCTTTAGAATCTTGATCAGATTCTCCACACCATCGGCGTCCATACTGGAATCGAAGGTCTCATCCAGAATCAATAGATTTGTGGAAATAGAGTTCTTCATACGGGCAATCTGGCGCCATGTAAAGAGAAGTGCAAGGTCGATGCGTTGTTTCTCACCTTCTGAAAAGGAAGCATAGGAGAATTCATCACGGTGACGTGAACGAATGGTCTCGTCGAAGGCTTCATCCAGGTTGAAGGAAACAAAGAAGTCCAGCACCTGAAGGTACCCATTAATTAGTTTGTTCATTACCGGAAGGTACTGACGAATGACTTTTGTCTTGATGCCAGTATCCTTGAGCATTTCGGAGATGGCTTGATTGTAGGTACCTTCCTCATAATAACCGGCGCGGCGGTCATTGAGTTCCGATGAGCTAGAATTTAAAGCGTCAAGTGCTGTTTCGGCAGAAGCAATGTCGGTATTCTTACTCTTGGCAGATTCTGCTTCCAGTGATTTGATTTGCTTCTGAATCGAAGACACCGTCATATTGTTTGAAAGGATTATGTTATTCAGCTTTGAATAACCATTCAGCTTTTCGGTAGCAGCATGAATCTCATCACTAACGGTGTTCAGCTCATCGATAAGATCGTTTCTTGCCTGAGATAGTTCATCATTCTTTAGCTTTACCTTGCCCAGCTTTTCTTCTTTGAATGCCGCATCAAGTACCTGTGCGCACGTTGGGCAATTATTGTTTTCTTCGTAGAACTTGGCGTCACGGACCAATGCTTTAATTTTAGCTTCAATCTGAGTCTGGTACGTTGCCAACTTACTCTTCGTGTTTGTGAGTTTAACCGATTCTTTCTTGACCGTCTCAAGCTCGGTACCTATGGTCTTATTGATGCCATCGTTTTCCGATATGAGCTCATCAATCTCCTTCTGAAGCTCTTGAATCTGTATTACGTTCTTTGCGACATTTTCGGCATCGAGGTTCTTAAGGTCACCAATGTACTTCTCCTGCATCTTAATCTTCTCGCGAATAAGATCAATCTCATAGTTGGTGTTATTAAGTAACTCTCTTAGCTTTGCCGTGCGTTCCTTGAGCACGATGTTCATCTTGGTGAAGATGTTAATGTCCAATAGATCCTCAATAACCTCTCTGCGAGCATTATTGGGTAGCTGCATGAAGGGAATGAAGGAAGATGAACCCAATACCACAATCTGATGGAACGACTTATGGTTCAGCTTGAGAATGTTTTGCTCAAGGATTTTCTGGTAGTCCCGACTATGCGACTCCTGGTTAATGAGGACGCCATTCTGGTAAATTTCAAAGATACCAGGCTTCAAGCCACGGACAATACGGAAGGCTGTCGGACCCACACTGAATTCAACTTCCACAATACAATCTCTATTGTTAATGGAATTGACCAACTGTGGCTTATTAATGTCGCGGTGAGGCTTACCAAAGAGACCAAATGAAATTGCATCAAGAATGGTGGATTTACCCGAACCATTATGACCCACAATCAGCGTTGTGGGGCTTTTCAATAGGTCGATGCTGGTAAAGTAATCGCCTGTTGAAAGGAAGTTTTTGTATTTAAGAGACTTGAAAACAATCATACTATTTCTAAATTTTGAGCTTCGGCGTAGAGTTCTCTTAGCTTGGACTTTAGCGCATCCTTATCAAGGGACGTTTCTGCTGCATCCACATAACTATTTAACAACTCTCCGGTATCCGATATAGATTCTAACGCATCCTGCTCAACATTGGAAGCCAAAAATTCATCAAAGTTCTCTGCAATTTTAATTTCATGAATCGGACGTTTCTGAAGCCTATCAAGGAATCGGTCAAACTTGAAGAGGTCCTTCTTTGACTTCACCACGACCTTCACAAAGTGATGATCAAAGGTACTTACATCAATACCGTCGGAATCATGTTGTTCGTCGTAAATGAACTTGGAGAAAATGGTGAGTGGATTTCTCACGGGAGTAATCTCTCGGGTCTCCGTATCAAACACATGGAAATACTTTGGGTCATCAACGTCTGCCCACGTCATTTCAAACTGGGTGCCGAGATAGTGGATGTTACCCTTGGTGGATTTTGTATGGTAATGCCCAGAGAGTACCGCTTCAAAGCGTTTAAACACTTCCGGCGATTCACCGTGAGTTGCCGCAACTCCTGGCTGCATATCAAAGCCAGCAAGCTCAAGGTGTGCTCCAAGAATGGAAGCATCACAGGTCTGAATAAATTTCATTGACTCTGCATGGTTCTCTTGGTTAATCCATGGAAGCATTGCAATCTTGCAGGAGCCATACTCCATCACCCGTGGAGTCATAATGATATTGATGTTATTCACAAAGTAACCAAGGAGCTCTTTCAGCGAGCAAAGGTCGTTTGTATTCTTGTACACGACATCATGGTTGCCTGGAATAATGTCCATCATCATACCACGTTCGACCATGGGTTCCAGAAAGGTCTTACGGTTATGATTCAGCGCCGTAAAGTTAATGTACTTTCGGTGATCATAGAAATCTCCTAGATGGAGAATCTGTTTGATACCATTCTGGTCGCAATAAGGAAAGAAAACCTCATTGTAGAACTTGGCAAAGTAGTCAAGGAAGATGCCAGAGGCATTTCTGGCTCCCGTGTGACTATCGTTTAGGATGGCAATTTTCATACTTCACACATAAAGAATTCAAGTTCCGTCTTTATCTTCTTCTTGAATTCCTTCACTGCTTTATCTGTCGTTTTCACCTTATCAATTCTATTCTTGAGAACATCAATGAAGCCCGTCTCCACACCATAGGTGAATTCGGAACCGTCCAAGCTCTCCGACATGAAATCGGTAATGCCTGCATGCTCGATGTAACGGAACTTAATGTCTTGCTGTTTCTTTTCCTTCATGATACGGCGAATGAAGGCATAGTAATTAATCTGGGTGAAATAGGCAAATGCATTTGGAGAACCCGTACGAGTGGCAGCCTCCACGTTGTAGTTCATGATGGCCTTAATGCAGTTCTCCACTCCGTCCATCACCATCTCCTCGCGGTAGGTGTAATGAATAAAATTAGGTTTATGGGAGAGACCTTCGGCAATGCGTAGAAAGCACCGACCTATGTATTCCGTGATGCGTGGTACCTCCGTGCCAGCCTCTTTGGCTTTTTTAACCGAGTTGACATAATCAACTACGTTCTGCGAGAACTCACGGTTGTTAACGTAATGTACTCCTTCTCTTTTGGAAGGTTTTAAAGGTTTTTCAATTTCCATAATTCAATTTAATAATACCATTCTATACACTTATCACACATTGTAAATAACAAAAGATTAAACACTTATGTAAATTTACTGTTTACATCTCCGAATCCACTGTTATAATGAATCTCTATTCAACTTAAGGAATACTAGTTCTTATGGCGGTCTTCCTCGGAACCAAACTTGAAATTCAATTGGTCGAGCCAGGAGTCCTCTTTCTTATTGCTTGTGGGTTTCTTTACTTCCGGCTCCTGATCGAATCTTTCTGAAACTATTCTTGCGTATTCTACCTTGGTAGCTTCATCCGGAATGGCAGCACTTAGAATGTGCATCTTCCGAATCATATGAATTCTTGAATCGGTGCCTTGAAACCAAGGAGCATAATAGGTGGAAGCTCTGATGCCATCTGGTGTAGAATTGCTGATCACATTAATCTGTAAAGGGTCACGGATCAAAATGTTCTCATCAGTGTCCGACAGAACCTGACATAGAATGGAATCACCAGAGGTCAGCTTCACAATCATACAGAGGTCATACATGCTCATAGGGAGACCTCATAGATTTTAAAGTTGAACTTTTCTTTGGAATACAGTTTGATTCTTTCGGCAGCATGATCTAGTGTGTAATTGCGTGATTTCTTCCAGTGAAGATCATCGGCAATATCAAATACCTTTGTGGCGACTCCATTATCCGACTTACGCAAGCCACGCCCGATGGACTGAAGGATACGAATTTGAGATTTTGAAGGAGAAGCAAACACGATGTTGTGTAGGTTTCTTATATTTATACCCGTGGAAAATGTACCCATGGAAGCCACGATGATTGCGTCTTTCTCACCCTCGGTAATCTCACGAATACGTTCACGCTCATCGGTATCCACTCCACCTGAAACAAAGAATAGCTTACGAGTGCGGCGTGGCAGTTCATTCAGCTTGTCATTAATGCTGGCATAGAGTGGCTTTCCATGTTTCTCTACATAGTTGTAAAGAATGAGTGTATTACCTTCCTGCGCAAGGGCAAGGTTGCGGATAAACTTATTCCGAGCTTCGTGAGCCACGATGAAATCAATCTCTGCTTGATAGTCAAAGTGCTTTGCGGCTTGGCATAGCTCATCACTGTATTTCATTAAAAGGACGGAAATGTCGAGATCCGAAAGAGCGTTCTGCTCGATGAGAGTCTTTGTTGTAGTAACCTGATAGACGGGACCAAAGAGACCTTCAAGCACGAGTTTATGTGTCTGAGTTCCGTCCAGTGTACCAGTAGTACCAATACGAAATTTAGCATCTCTTAGTTTCTCCATGATCGCAGCCAGTGATTTGGCTTTGAAATTGTGAGCCTCATCTCCGATGACCATACCATACGGTTCAAACCACGTGGCTTGCATCTTGTAGATGGACTGCCATGTAGTAATCACCACACGTTGCTGAATGTTAATTTTCTCCTTGCCCGAATAGATTCTATGGCAGGTGGCTTCAACGTTCCATGATTCTTCTAGTGTGGCATAATCGCCAAAGTCTTTGTACATCTGTTCCACCAGAGAAGTTGTGGGTACGATCAGCAGTACTTTCTTATTGTATCGAGCAAGGTACCAACGGATCAAAATGTAAATGATGAGGGACTTACCCGAAGCCGTAGGGCTCAGCAGAAGACTCTTCCAGTGGCAAAGTGCGTGCATCACTGCTTCTACTTGGTACTCACGAGGATCAATAGACTTGCCGTGAGCATAGAGATTCAGGCTCGCAATGAATTCGGCAAGCTCATTCGGATCAATCAGTTCCTGTGTATGCGGTAGTCCGTAGTAAGGATCATCGACATATTCAATCTCGCATTTACGAGTCTCCGCAAACTCTTTGATGTATGGCAGAAGCCCGCCATAGATGGTCTTTAGCCGAGAATCAAAGAGCCGAATCTTTCCGTCCCAGAACTTATTCTTGTAGGCTGGCATGAACTTGTAGCCAGGGACAAAGAATGTAAAGAAGTCTGACAGCTCATTTGCAATGGATGGTTCACACTCAATGTGAATGAACACCTCATTCTTCTTACGGATTTTAAGAATGTCGGGCATATTAACCTCCCGAGGTGAAGCGGCGCCAATCAATCATATTCTTGATATGTGTATGGCGCCAGCGGAGTGTACCCATGATTTCTTCAAGGGTTTCCACCAGAGTCTTGAGGTAAATGATTTTTTCTTCCGACTTCTGAAGCTCGGTGTCGGAGTTAAAGTAATACTCGAGGTCCGACTTCATGATTTTGAGCCCATTGAATGGGTCGAATGGCCATCCGCGCGCAGTCATTTCTTCCTGCGTCATCTTACCATTGAAGTAGAGCCATTTGTCCTTCAATAGGATTTTCTGGTCAAGCTCTTTTTTCTTGAGTTGGAGCTTTGTGATGGATATAAGTTCAAGGTACTTTGCGTGGACCTTGGCGGTCTTCTGCGAAGCCTCATCCAAATTCATCTCATCAATTTCAGCATCCTTCTTCCACATTACCAATAAGTCATCAAGTGTAATCATAATATAGTATTATTTATCCTATCCTAGATCAGATAAATTCAAAGTAACTGTATCTGAAGGAAGCATCAACACTCACATATTCCACATCGGTGGTCTGAGTGTGAAATTCAATGGCGCCAATGTTTGTGGGAAATGCATCAACGTAACGGATACGCTTGTTTGGGTTATTGCTCGATGTGAGAATATGGAGAATCATATCCGAGCACTTCCACTTGTCCTCTTGGGCATTGTTACGGATCCAGTTATAGAGTTCCGAATAGTTTTCCATGTTCTCCGAAACAATGAAACGCATATCAAATGATGCGTAGTCCACGCGGTCGCCCGGAGTATATATTTGCTGGTTGCGGAAGGGGGTCGACACTTCTCCAAGGCTGAGTGCCGGAATGGATGTTACCGTACAGAAATACTCGAGGTTTGCAAATTCTTGTGAATTGATGCTAACCTTAAAACCTGTTGGCGAAAGGTAGTTCTTGTTCTGAGTAAGGTTATTCATACAAGTATTTATAAACTAAAAAGGGGAGCCCTTTCGGACCCCCCTCTTTAAAAACCGGTATCAATCAAGATACCGAGACTGATTAGCCATTGTCAAGGAGACCAGAGACACCGAAGATACGGAAGTATCTGTTGGCGCGATTGGTTCCGGTGCCGTTGCTGATGTCGGAGACATTAGCTTCAGCGAATGGATTTGCGACCATGCCGTAACGGGTTTTGAAGCCGATACGTGGTTGGAAGTCAGATTGACCGACTGCACGTACCATGGTGAGTGGAACGTATGGAGCGTAGAACATACCTGCGTCATACGGATTGGTACCACGGTAACCAGCGGTGACGTAGTCAACAGTGGCGTATGGATCAATGTAGACCTTGGTACGACCGTTGAGGACGCCAGCAAAGGTATTGCCGGTATCGTCAACTTCGAGTTGGGTGCTGAGGGCTGGAGCGTAGTCGAGTACGCCGGCAGCTGCAAGAGCGGTAGCAACATCCGAAGAGCAGAGGATGAAGTTACCTTTGCCACGACGGGTGTCCTTGGCGATTTGATTTGCTTCGCGTTCGATTTGAACAAGAAGACCCTTGAAGCGTTCAACGTTCCAACGACCATCGGCGTCGGTGAGGAGGTTGAAGTTACCCTTTACGGCAACATTTGCAGTTTGTGCACCGAGCTTGGCTTTAACATTGATCGTGCGGATAACTTCGCGATTGATTTCGGCGAGGATTTCAGCAGAGAGGATGTTAGCGAGCTCAGATTCTGCATCAAGACCGTGAACAGCCTTGAGGTCTTGAGCAAGTTCCATGGTGTATTCAGCCTTCAGAGCGCGGGTCTTAGCGGTAACGGTTTGTTTCTCGATTGAGAAAGCCATTTCGCCGAAAGCACCTGCACCGGAAGAACCTGAACCGAGACCTTCAGCGTAGCTGGTGGCCATACCGGTACCAACAGCAAAGCTGTCGGAAACAGTGTCGGAGTTGCTATCGGTACCCGAACCACCTTTAGCAGATGGAAGGGATGAAGAATCGCCACCTTGTGAACCGGTACCAGCGAATGCTGAATCGGCTTCATTGAAGAGAGCTTCAGTTCCACCTTGTGAGGTGTATTTGCTCTTCATAGCGAAGATCAGACCGGTTGGTCCGCTCATTGGTTGAACGCCAGCGATGTCGTAGGCGATCAGGTTTGGCATGCTACGACGAACAAGGCTAATGAGGATTGGGTCCCAGTTAGCGATGTTGCCTGTGCCACCGGTGGTAGCATTAGCAGCGGTCTCATTGAGACCTTGGAAAGATGACTGAGCGCGTTCTTCACGGAGAGCTTTTTCTTGATTTTCAAGAATGACTGCTGTGACTGCACGGCGGTAGTTATCTTTGATGTTTGGGAGATCCTTATGGTTGATGATAGGATTCCACTTTTCTTGGAGTTTTTCTGAGTTGAACATGTGAGTTAATTCCTTATTTTAGGAGTTAAATTGTTTATGACTTGAGTGTGCGGGTAATTGCTGAAGAGTAAGCTGCCATCACTGGTGTCAGTTCAATTTCTTGACCCGATTCATTGAGGACGGTTTCTACTTCATTTTCTTTGGACTTCTTAACAATCTTACGGAAGTATGATTCTTTGACGGACTGAACCTTCTTTGAGAAAGATTCGGCGTCTTCAAAATCAATGCCTTCTGCGAGAGTGGTGAGCTTGACTGCTTCTGTTGAAGCAAGACCGACTGAAGCCTCAGCGAGAATCTGATTGCGCTTGAGAGCGTTTACAGACTCATTGAGTTTCATGTTCGATTCGGTTGCCTTCATCAGCTGTTCTTCAAGGGAAGCAACATTCTTATTGAGTGTATCAACAAGATTTTCCTTGCCCTGTGGAACTTCGATGTAGCTTTCAGTGAACACATTCTTCAATGCGTTAATGAAATTTTCGGCGATTTCGGTGCGAAGACCAGATTCGATTGCAACTTTGTTTTCTTCCATCCAGGTACCTACGACATAGCTAAGATAGCTGTCGACCTTTTCTGAAAGGGAAGAAGCAATTTTAGTTGTTTCTTCATCCAGTTGGGTGCGGTAGTTTTCCTCGATACGAGAAACTTCTTCTGCAAGTTTGGCCTTAACGGTTGATTCGAACAGTTCGGATGCTTTAGAACGGAAGGCTTCTGAAAGAGAGGTTTCAGCCTGTAAGAGAACATCAAGGTTTTCCTTAACGTCATCTTCTTTCTTATCTTCCTTTTCCTTGTCATCTTCACCTTCGGCAGATTTCTCTGCTTCTGGTTGCTGTTCGTCTTCACCTTTTTCGTCGGCTTTTTCAGCTTCAGAATCATCTTCGGAGCCTGCCTTTGGTTCTTCAGCTTTTGGCATCTCTTGTGGAGTTGTCAGAGTGCTGTAAACATTAGCAAGATCCTCAGTCTTCATTGTCGACAGATGTTGGTACATCGCATTGATGAGCCCAGCTTTAGTTTGTGGAGCCTGTGCGACCGGCGCAGCTGCAATAGCTGAATCGGTAGCCGCAACGGCTTTTTGAACTTCTGGTGCAAGTGCTGGAGACTCTGGTTGTCCCAGAGAATGTGGCGCAACTGCCACCGGCGCAGCACTTACTGCGGACGCAACTGCATCGGCGGCTGGTTGTACAGCATCCGCGGCAGGCGCATCGGTCGGTACTGCATTTGCTACTGGAGCATCCGCGGTACCTTCTTTTTCGTCATCAAGCTTCTTCTTGCCTTGTTCCTCGCCAGAAACTTCAACGTCTTCAACGAGTCCATCAGCAAGTAGTTCCTCAACAGTGATGTCTTCAATGAGATCAACTTGATCTTTTGATGTGTGTGACATATTTGTTTTAGATTTAGCCTACTATAATAGTATAGTGGTTAAAGTTTAGAGAGGATACCAAGCGAGAATTGCTTGTGATCAGTCTCTGTTAATTCACGAATCACCTTAGATGTATTCACATTACCATAATTAGCATCTTCAGTTTTACCCATAATAGAAAGTCTTGAGCAATTATTTGAGAACAATTGCATCGAGAAAGTTTTTGAATACACGAACCTGAGCTTCAATAAGCTGTTTGGATGGTGTACGGTGGATTTCTTTTTGAATCTTCTCGGCAATGATTTCATTACCGCGAACGAAGTATTCCACGCCTTCCATGATACCATTCACGAAGGCTTCTGGAGCAGAAGGATCCTGAACAATATCAATAGTAGAAAGAACAAAGTCTGGCTTAACCGCCATTACATTGCCGCTGCGTTCCAGTGAACCCATACCGCGGCTTGAAACGCCAAGACGAACTCCGCCTTCAACAAGACCCTTTACGATGTTGCCCATCGGAGTATTGAGGATGAGAGCCTTACCCATTACATTGTGTCCGTCCCATTTGAGAGAGGTAATGCGATGTGAGACCTTATCAAGGTTCACGGTAGGACCGTCTGGATGATTCAGTTCACCAACTGCACGACCCGTTGCAACTTGCTCGGTAACGTATTTGGCAACTGCGGGAGAAAGAACATTGTAGCGATAGATGCGACCGTTACGGTTTGCCTTTTCGGCTTGCATAAAGACGCCTTCGACGTAGGTTTTCTTTTCTGCGCCGATGCCTTCGGTAATATAACCGATGTCACTATCGAGATGTTCTGTGATGAGTTTCATTTGAAATTATTGTGCTTCGGCATCATGATACGCCATCATATTCTTATGATGCTGCATCAGTAAAGTGTGATATTTGCCACCTACAACAGACCGGCGTTCGTTGTGACGGTCATAAGCAAACTGATGCATTTTACTTGCTTGCTTATGATATTCTGGTCTGGTCGCGTGCTGAGAATGAGAGTTTGCAATGTTGGTTGCATCATGCGCATAATCATCGCCAGATGCTTCTGTGATCACCGAACGAACAGAATTGATGAAATCTTGCATTTAAAATTATTGTTGATAATGATAGCTGTCCAGTGCGCGCCCGCGCATATACTTATGATGATCCGACATCTTATCGTGATGCTTCGATAGTTCTAAATGATGGGCTTTAACCTTTGGATCCGAACTATGTTGTCCTGTAGTAGAATGAAGTAAAGAAGCCGCTTTATGTACATCTGAAGCCGTCTGATGATGTTGTCCACTACTATTGCGTTCGCTTTTTTCAGCGGATTTTAACGTCCATGCTTCTGCTTCCTTACTGGCTTCCGCAGCAGCATCTGAAAAAACACCTTCGGTGAGCTGAACACGAGCAGTATTAATTAGTTCTCTCATTTAGCTTCCGGAGTTGGTTTCTTATTGTAGAGTTCCGAAGCCAAAGATACCTTGCGTTCATCAAGAACGGCATTAATCTTGGATGTCATCACGCGAGTAAAGTTCTCATTTGCTTCCGAGGCTTTCCCGGACGCCAATGCTTTAATCATTGTGGTAATGTCATTATTCATTATGAAGCTATTTATATGTTTTTGTAACTAAACATTACTTACTCGGAGGCATTTCGGGTGCCGGATTTGCCATACCCTCAATTTCTGCCATTCGTTGTTCTTCAGCCGCCAGAGCAGAACCGTCCTCATTCATTTCTGCATCCATCATCTCAATATCCTCGTCGGTCTGGCGTAGGATATTACGGCGGACCCATGTATCGGAGAAGTATTTGCCAATAAATGGCTGAGCTGCATTCAGGAGTTCAATACGACTTGTAAGGACTTCTGCTTCTTTTAGCTCGGTAAAGTAATTGTCCTGACGGAAGTCAACCGTCATATCCTCACGAATCTGTGGCCAATCCTCTTCGGTAATGATACCCTTGAGCATCAATTGAGTATGAAGTAGATCAAAGAACATGATCGAGAACTTCTTGCGGAGACGGTCGACAAACTTCTGGAACTTAACCTCGTCACGTGAAATCTCTGTGGTTCTACCAAGGCTGAATGGAGTTTCTGGCTCCATACGACCGATTGGTACATTCAGGCAACGATAGAGTTTCTTTTGGAAGAACAGAATGTCCTCAATCTGACTTAGGTTCTCGCCGCCCGGAAGCGTAGAGATTTCGGTACCACGACCACCCTCGCGGCGCGGAAGCCAGAAGTCTTCAAGCATTGACATATGCTTACGGTCGTCACGGATTTCACCCGTCTGAGCATCATATACCAACTTATTGCGGTACTGATTCATGATGGTACGCATATATTCTTCCGCCTTACCCTTTGGAAGATTGCCAACATCAATGTAGAAAATACGGCGTTCCGGAGCACGTGCAAGACGATAGATGACTAATGAGTCTTCCATCATGCGCAGTTGATTTACCGGTTTGATTGCCTTATGGAGAGGAGATAGGACGCGCTTACGGGTCGCATCAAGAATACCGGATGGCACATAACAGATTGCATCCTTATTAATCTTGAGACCAATGTCCGACTTCTGAAGACCGCCATCTTGATAGAGGTAATACTCATCAAGATTCTTAATGATTTTAGCACCCGTCTTAATGTCGATTTCTTCTTTAATCTCACGGACCTTACGGATACGGAGCGCATCAACGGCACGGAGTTCTTGGATACCTGCATCCGGTTGAGTTTCATCAATGATCATATGATAGAACAAACGTCCATCAACATACCATCTACGGAAAATATCCTGACCGTTATTGCTGAAATTGAGTAATTTGCACAGGTGATCGAACTCTGCGCGAATCAGTTTCTTAATTGAAGCCGGCTGTTCCAGACGGTCCAAGTTAAGGTGTGCTGGAGCATCATCATGGTCTCCAACGATTGCTTCATTTACAATATCGTCGATTGCCTGGTCGCACTCGGGCTGTTCAGCTGCAATACGATACTTGCGGATAAGATCAACATCCGTCTTTGCTGCATCTCCATCCAGGTCGAGATACTGACCGTAATAACCTCCGGCGGCAATCGCAGTGGAACCGTCCTCCGCGCTTGCGGGCACGAAAGAAACTGGTTGTTCTGCAATCTTCTTGCGTTTCTCAGCATCGCTGAGTTTTTCAAATTTCCATCCGAAGAATTCCATGTTATATGTGGGGTTGAATAAAAACAGGGGAGGGAATAACTCCTCCCCTGTTGTTTATTTATCCAAATAATTAGACTCTAGATTGAGCTGATTCCCAATAGAGCATTTGAAGCTCTACGCCGAATTCTTCAATTGTATTTTCCGAGTCATAGCTCAGATCAATTGCGGATACGGTTGTTGGGAAAACGCCACGAATATCGTAACGCTTTGAAACAGCTCCACCCTTATTCAGTTGCTCAACAACCATATCGGTTGTGTAGGAAGCTGGATTGGTGAGACCAGTATTGGTTGTGTTGTTATTGATACCATTGACCCAACGCTCGAAAGCATTGCGGATATCCATGTTAACATCGTTGATAACAGTAATACCCCAGGCTTCAAATACACGGTCTCCTGCGACCTGCATCTGACGACCACGGAATGGGATTGTGATAGGGCTAATGATCGATGATGGAAGCTGAGCTGCCTTGATCATGAATGATGCAAGTTCAGTATTTCCGCGAGCATAAGCTGGGAAATTGCAGGTAACCTTGAAAAGGTTATTGCGAGCGCCACCACCGACGAGTTTTGACTTAAAGTCTGTAATTCCTAGAACGGCCATGTGAATTTTCTCCTTATTTAATTGTTAAGATTATCTACCAACCAGCTCAGTGAATTCAACGCCGGTACGTGTGGCAATGAAGTTCAGAGTGATATAGTTGATTGAACGTGCTGGTTTAATGTAGATTTCAGCACGGAATTCATTGCGGTCGATGATTTCACCAGTATTATTGGTCTCATCGCATACAACCTTGAAATCGGTGATACCACGACGACCTTGAACATCACGGAGGAATGGTTCGGTCATATTGCGGAACATCGCGCGGGTGAATTCATCATTGAATTCAAACAGTTGATATTTAGCAGCGGTAGAAATAGATTTCTCAAGGACAATGAACAAACGGCGTACGTTAATACGATCGAATGCAGAAGGTTTAGCAAGAGCTGTTTTATCGCCGAAGAGAAGCGTACCTTGACCTGGGAAGGAAACGATAGGATTTACACGAGCTTTATAGAGCGTGTCGCGATCGGCTTGCTTTGGATTGAAAGCAATCTTGGTGACTCCGAGGAGTTGACCACGATTGAATCCTGCTGGTGAGAACCAAGCATCTGCAACTTCATCGGTACCTGCGCAGAGACCTGCAACATGTCCGCAAGCTGGAATCCAACGATAAACATCATTGTATTTGTCGTATACCTTAAGAGCAGTAGAATCAATTACGGCATATGAGGTAGATGTAAGATCATCTGCCCAAGCCTTAACATCGGCTGCTGGAGTTGAGGTACCAACGCTTGCTTCGATTGGAGGAGATACAAATGCGACAGCATCTTTACGAGCTTCACAGATTGAAATAAGAGCTCCAGCGACATCACCGTCATCGGCAGCATCGCCAGCGGTGAAAAGAAGATTTACATCTACTGTTTCAGCATCGGCAAAGAGTTCAAGAGCGGTTAGAACTTCGGCTTTTACTACAACTTCATTTACGCCGCCAGCCAGAGAGTATTCAAGAGCAGCTGAACCGGTGGTGAAAGCCGCACCGTATTCAAGAGTCTGACCTGCATCTGAGAGAGCTACATCGTGGTTGAGCCAGTAAACGTATTCTGAATTGTTATTCAGAACAGTCTTGTAGTAGTTTGAAGTACCGTCAGCCTTGAGGGCGTCGGATGCTTGAGAAACAAACTCAAACTTTTCGAGGATTGTACCTGGAGTTCCAGACCATTTACCATTGGTATCAACGATAACGATATGGAGTTCATCCTTAGTGGTATTAGTACCAGCATTAGCAGAAGTACCTGGTTCAGCAGAGAATTCGCCTTTATAGTCCCAACCGGTGAATGCTGTTGAGCTTGCTGGACATACTGAAACGGCAAGTGAATTACCGAGTTCGCCAGGGAATTTAGCACACCATTCGCCAACAACTGGGTCGCCGGATCCGGTAGCAGCGCCACCTTCGAAGTTGTCTTCGTAGTGTGAGCGATTCTTAACCAGCAAACCGACATCTCCTGCAGTTGCATTAAGGGAAGTGTCAACGCCGTCTTTACCGAGAGCGCGAACAACTTTAAGTGAATTACCATACTTCAAGAAAGAAGCTGCGGTAAGGAATGAGCGTGCGGTAGCGTCAGTTGGTGATCCGAACACGGTAGCAAGTTCTTTTTCAGAACTTACCATGCGGATTTCTTCAACTGGTCCCCACGCGAAAGAACCTGCAAAACCACCGATAGAGGTAGATGTTGCTGGTACGACGTTTGTTAGGTCAATTTCTTTGACCTGAACTCCTGGTGATACTTGGAATGCCATTGGTTTTTCCTCGTCAAATTTTGAGTTATAAGGTTGTAATAATACGGATGTTCAATGGTCTATTTATAAATAGAAGGATTTAGAACAATCCTGTGTTGTACGACTGGGTCCAGACCTCTCCACCCTCAACGGTGTATTTTGGTTTTGTATCTTCAACAGCGGAAAAGTAACCCACCGGAACAATTTCGTCCTCAATATTTTTGAGTCTATCTGAATAGAGCATATGCTTTAGATTGATGTCCGACATATTGATGAACAGATCCGTAGCGACGAACCACGCAAACAGTACTAAAGTCATTACGGTATCATCATGATTGCCGTCGGATGCTTCATAGGAACTACCATCTTCAACAAAGGTACTTAACTCCGAGATGGTGTCTGGATCCACAACCTTTAGCTTCTTTTGTTCAATAAGATCCTTGAGGTTACTGCAACCAATACGTTTTGTTTTCTTCGTGGTGGTAATACCAATGGCTCCATGCTTCACAATGGACTCCACAAACATATTCTCGTACTCTAGGTCATAATAGAGACCGTTACACACTACGGATCCCTGGTCATTCGATTCAACCACGACATACGCATTGTTATAGTACTTTGCGTACTTATAGATTACATTCGGAAACAGTAGCGGCGACATTAGATTGTCTCTGAATGTGCATACGGTATAAAACGGCTGTACCGAAACATCAAAGATTGTGAACGTAGAAAAGTCCTGCCCTCTTCCCTTTGCCACGTCGACCGTCATAATGTAGCGATGGTCGCTAATGGGTTTCTCATAGACCTTTACATTGTTCTGAGTATAGATTGCTGGCTCAGATTTTAATGTAAGAAGATTCTCGGCATTAATCAATGTGGAACCTGTACCATGGAATGAGTTACCGTACTCTTGTTCAAACTGTAATGGAGATGTATTGGCAATGGTCTGATTCTTCCATTTCTCATCGCGACCAGGAACGTCGAACCAGTCCACACGGAACGCTTTGTACTCACTGACTCCTTGAACCGCGCTTTCCCAGAGACGGTGGAACGTATTACCGACACCGTTTGCGGTAGAGGTAATAATGACCTTTGAGGTAGTGCCAGAGGTAATTACTGGATATGTCGAGGTGTAAAAGGTTGCTGCATTTTCAACGAAGGCAAACTCATCCAGAAAGAGAAGATTAATGGAGAGACCACGGATTGAAGAACCGGAGGTCGCTGCTGCAATAATGCGCGAGTTATTACTGAATTCAATAGAACCTTTATTCAATGCTCGGCAGCCTGGTTGTAGAAAAAATGGTAGGTTCTCAAGTGCAAGGGTAATACGTGCCAACATTTCGCGTGCCGTTGAACCTTTATTGGCAAGTACCGCAATGGTCTTGTCGGGTTGGAATACTGCGTACCAGAGAATATAGATGACCGACGAAATGGACTTACCCGATTGGCGACACGCAAGAACAATGGAGAATCTATTGTTTGTAAAATGATCAAACATCTTCTCTTGGTACGCATAGGGCTTGAACGGAACCAAGCCTCTGTCCAGAGAAATTACCTTGACATAGTTCTTTGCAAAGTAAATCGGATCCTTCATGCACTTGAGGTACTCGCTTACTTCGTCCTTTGCAAACTGCTGTTGGACGCCATCTCGTTTGACCTGCGGGTTACCGAGGTAGCCCATCTCTGCATTTTTAAGGTGCATTTGTGACATTTTTTTCGGTGTTCTGAGCAATTAAATGTTTCTGTAAATCGGTAACCGAGCCTAGGAAGACATTGTTATTTGTCACGCTGCCAGTGGGACCAGCCTGAACCTCGCCCTTCTCTTTCTTTTTAACTTCCTTCTTTTGCTTCTGAAGTGCCATGAGTTTATCCGTCATGTCGGAAGTGTTCTTGAGCATATTGCTGAGCACTTCAAATGCACGCGGATGCTCCGACTGTAAGGCGAGTTCCATCATACCGTCAATTGCCTTATTCGACTTATCCACAAGTTCCTTATAGGTCTCACGTGAAAAGTTATAGTCGTCCTCAATCTCCTTATTCACCTTCACTTCTGGATCCACAGGAGCCACAGGAACAGCAGGTAGGTTCTGTTCCAAGTTTTTTAAGATTTCTTCGCTTTTGCTCATAATATAGTAAAAGGATTAGGGTTGCGGATCGTCGAATCCGAAGTCCGTTATTGTCTGAACTATAGTATAGTTGTCGGGTGTATCTTCAATGGATCCCACGGTCGTGTGGATATTCACATCGACCTTATTGTTCTGATTCGTGAGCAGGTTGACATCAGAAACTTTAATGATTGCCTTATTGGACACGGGACCATAGAAACGGATACGTGTCTCAAAGTCCAGAGTGTAAATGATTGCTCTGCGTTCTGTAAAGTTACCTTCGTAGGTATCTTCGAGATTTACCGCGGTGAGAACAAATGGAAGGTCGGTGGTAAGATTCACTGAATCCAGTTCCTTAATTGTAACGGTATATTCGGGCTGAAAGTATGGCAGAATTTGTTCGACAATCTGAAGAGCATCGTCCTGATTCTTTGCCATAATTGAGAGCTGGAAGTTCATTCTGTACGGAGCAAAGGTCCGCACGATATGCTTTGTCAAGGTATCTCCAGCATCAATTGAGGTTACAACATTATTGCGATTAATCTTTGTGGTCGCATCGTATACCATATTCGTAATCTCGAAGGACATACGAGGTAATTTCATTGCGACCTTATTTCCCTGAAGGTCCTTCTGTTCGTCGAGACGTTGAAGGAACTTAGCCTTGGGACCATAGGAAAGCGGAACCCGTACCGAATGCACCACGTGACCCGTTTGGTCTTTGCGTACTACATTGATGTTATTGAAGATTGTTCCGAATACCGAAACAACCCTACGAATATGGGAATGGTAAAAGTGTCCGCTTGTCATAGATTAAAGAGCGGCAATTCTTGTTTTAAAGTCGGCAAAATCTGTACTATCTGCAACCAATGTTTTTAATCCCGATATGCTAATAAATTGCGATTCACCAGTGCTGTCTAAGATGTCTCCGGCAGCAGGTAATGTTAAATCCCCATTGGTATCAAATCTCCAATTTTTAGTATTTGTATTGGTGCCGATAACAACATCGCCGCCGTTCTTTTCAATTTTAACAAACTGATCGTCATCACCCAAATAGATATCGGTTGTTACAGAATTGCCCGAGATTAAATGTACGTGACTGTGTTCCGAGTTGGTAATACCATTGTTAGTTACGGTAACATAATTACCGGTAGGTAACGCATTAGATTCAAAATTGTAATATAATGCCGGATCATTTTCTACCTGAATATCATTAGAGCGAGTGCCATCAACTCCTGTTATTGTAAAAGTGAATTCCGTGATAGTGCTATTAGCCGGTATTGTCCAGGTAACTTCTTGAGAATCTGCTTGTTGAAGACCTGTGAAAACCACACTGCCCGTGAGTGCTCGACCCAAGGATTGTTGAGTTACCCCCATTCCCGTAATTTCATAATTAACTGTTCCAAAATAAGCCCAACTTAATAAATTAACAGAAATTGTAATTGGGCTACCGTATTCAATATAACCACTGGATGTCACAGACCAAGTTGATGAAGTTGGACGAATCACTAAACTTTGTCCAGCAGCTGCGCCTGGTGGAGTTATGACTATTGTGGTAGCCGTATCGGTAATGTTGGCACCTTCAGGAAATGTAAGTTCACCAGTGGCATTAAGTACAACTTCGTGGCTACCGTTGATTAATCTATCTTCCGCTGCACGGGTACCTTGAGCACCAGTAATACCCTGCAGTCCTTGAATTCCTTGAGTGCCTTGTGCACCTTGGGTACCCGCGCCCGTAATGCCCTGAGCGCCAGTGATACCTTGGAGTCCTTGAATACCCTGAGTTCCTTGCGCACCAGTAATACCCTGGACGCCTTGTACACCTGCATTATACAGCTCAGTAAAATTGGCATTTACCTTGGTGAATGCCGTACGAAGCGGGTCACCATTTCTATCGTTTGCTGCTGTTCCTATTGAAATAATCTGTTTTGCCATGTTATTGAGTGTCGGCTGTTAATGTTGTAGAGTCTGCAAAGATTCCTGTTGAATCTGCACGAAAAGATGAAATTCCGGAAGGTACAATTTCTTCGGAGATACCAACCTCACCGAATGGGTTCTGTTCGCTGAAGTCAATAATGTCGCTACCCTGTTTCTCAAAATCATAATTCTGAGCGCCTTGGGCATTACCATTAAAGGTAAGATTCTCGCCTTCGGTATCAAGATCATACACCTTTGTAATGTCCCATTCGGCGCCACTGGTCATTCCGATAAGCTGACCAAGAGCAAAACCACCAAAGTTACCATTGCTCATCCGAATTTCACCAAGGGCAATACGAAGTTGGCTATATGGGTCGGTAGGAATCTTTTGGTCGAAGCGGAGAACCTTGCCAAAGATTTCAACGGCATCGGTAGAATTTGTTGCGGGTGAAACGATCTGCTTTACAGTTTCACCAATGACAAACTTTGTACCATTTGAGTTTTCAATGTCAAAGAAATACTCGGTCGCAAACTTTTCTTGAATTGCATCAATTTCCTTGATACCCGTAGAGAAGTCCTCGTCGGAGTATTCGAACATCTCACATTGTAACTTATAGACTGGAACCTTGGAGAGTTGATAGAACGGAGACTTGTGTTCAACAAACTTAATGACAAAGAACGAACGAG